GACGAGAATAAGAACACATTTTCCGACTACCGAACCCTTCAAGAAGTCACTTTCTTGAAACGTGGATTTCGTTTTGATGAAGGCCTCATGCGGTATGTGGGTCCATTAGAACCAGACTCTATTACCGAAATGTTAAATTGGTATCACAAAACAGGAAATCCGGATGTAGGCTTGGCCCTTAATGTTAGCGTTGCTATGCGGGAATGGTCAAAGCATGGGGAGAAGGTCTTCAGTGACGAGTATAATCGGATAATGTCCAAACTTTCCGACAAAGTTAAACGACATCTACAAGTAGGGCACAGCTACTTGGAGTATCAGCGATTGTGGAGATCAGGGAAACTTGATATCCTAGATTGCATATACTTTCTTTAAAGACATCTGTGTGCGCATTGGTATTTTAAGGCTAGTTTTGAGCCATTGCGCAGCTGCCCTATTCAGGGAGAGAACAGCTCGGAGCAGCCCTCCAAACAAACCTCAAACATCCCCGCCCATTAGACGTTAATCCGCGTCCCATCGGCGTAACATTGGATTGCGACAGATCAACCAGAAATAACTCAAACAGACTTAATTGGAAACGACTCTACTGGCGAGATGCCAACCACCGAATCAAATATCCCTGATGAAACACCCCAAACGACTGATTCTGTTGTCGCTGAAACGGAAGTGACAGCAGCAGGAACTGTGACAACTGAAGTGACGGAGGAAGAGATAACTAAGTTCTTCAATAAAGATTCAGCGGCCAGAGAGCAGGTAGTGGAGAAAATTGTTCCTTTAGATTTCCAAGTTATTAGATCAACTGTGGAGGACCTTAAGGTGCACACCATTGCTAACTTTCTTGAGCGCTACGTTGTAGTTGCTAGGGCAGAATGGAATACCACAACAGCAGCAGTTTCAGATTTAAAATTTCCCACAAATTCATATGTTCCAAATCTCATTTCTGCAAATTTTCCGAATGCTATTATTGCTGGTGGATTGGATAACTCCCACAACGTTTATGAGAAATTGACAGGTCAGGCATTCCTAAGATCAGGAGTGAATGTTGCGCTGATGGTGAATGCGCAAAAGTTCCAGGCAGGTCGATTAATCATATATGCTGTGCCTTATCCAGATTCAATAGGCAATAGAGCTTTCCTCCAACAGACTAACGCTATATCCGTAACTCAATTACCACATGCCTTCTTAGATTTGCAAGGGACAGCCAACCTTGTGAATATCTACCTACCACATTGCGGACCTTATGTCCAATATGATATAGTTAACGCAGATCCTATTTTATGGCAAATTAATGTCGCATGTTTTAATGCCCTCCAAGATCCATCGGGAAACACAGTCACCGTTTCTCTTTGGGGCAATCTAGATCATCCACAACATCGCATGCCGACAGGTTATGCTGCTGGCTCAGCACCAACTCATTACACTACGTTTTATAAGACTGCATTACCCACCAATAAGTACGTCGAGGTGCGCTCCGCTGAAGCAAAAACTTCTAGTGGTGCGTCAGTGATAGGACAGGGCGTCTCTATGGCGGCTGCCGTGGCAGGAGCAATCATGCCTGAGGCTAAACCCGTAGTTGGCGCCATTAATGCTGTGGTTCAGGGTGCTGTTGGTGTTGCTCAAATGCTGGGATTTTCGAAACCCCAACATACTGGTACCCAACAACACATTGTGATCGATAACACCCCTGATTTCGCATCAGTGGATGGAACCGCACATGGGAATTCAATGTCAGCATATAAGTTTAACAGCGCTCCCACAGCGAAGGGCATCTTCGCTTCTGATCATGACGAGATGAATTTCCGTTCAATCGCCATGCGTCCAACTTATATTGACAAATTTGAATGGTCAAACACACAACCAGAAGAGACAAACTTGTATCTGTATAACCAATCATATAATTTCATGCGTCAAGCAACGGTCACTAGTAAGCAGGTCTTTCAGCTCACACCATATAGTTTTCTCGCATCTCTTTTCTTCTTTTGGCGTGGCTCAGTTGTTCTCACTTTTAGCGCCGTAAAAACTCTCTTTCATTCGGGCAGGCTCGAAATCATATGGGCACCAAATACTTTTGATAATAGTTCAACCACAACCATACCCCCGACTCTTGATGTGACTAAATGTGTTCGCGCCATTTGGGATATATCAGAAACACCTAACATATCATTAATTTTACCCTATAATGGACAGCTCCCCTATAAACAAACCATTTCCAACTTGTCTTGGACTGGCACTGCTTGGTCACTTGATAACGCTTGTGGTGTTGTCTACGTTCGCGTACTCAACAAGCTGCAAGTAGCTTCCTCATCTGTAAATCCGATGATTGAGATCAATGTACTTGCTTCGGCAGGTCCTGATTGTGACTATCAGTGTCCAAGAAGACCAAATTGGACACCCTATAACCAGCTCCCCTCCCTTTTCCGTAATAGATTTGTTGAGCCTTGTGTCCGTAAGGATTATAAGGCGGTAAATGACATAGTTAGAATTCAAGGCATATCGACAGGTTCAAATAAGTATCACCAGATGCTCACTTCCCCAGTAAATTCCCTCCTTAATAATAATGTTTCATTTAATTCAAAAGCACCTATGGTCTGCTTCGGAGAGATCATCACATCATTGCGTCAGATGGTAAAGCGTAATATGCGCATTATAGAATTTCAGCAAATCACATCACCATTAACCAAGAAATTTGTTATATCACCTAATCCTACTGTTAATATGGGAGATGGGCTCCCAACTGATTATTTGCCCGATTGGATATCACTTACTCAAACATTATTTGCGTTCCGAAAAGGCGGCCTTAACTTTGTTATGGAAGCAGACATGAATGTATTTTCAGCCGGAACACCTCCTATATCAACCACTTCTACAATAGGAGTTGTCACCGCAGATTTAATATTAGATTTAGTTTCTCCCTTTGATACAACAATATCTCCCTCAACAACCCCTTGTGGCATCGTTCCAGTTGACCCTGGTATGGAAGCTGTTACAATACCAGTTAATATGGACATCCAAGGATTCGTCCGATTGGAAGTTCCGTATTATTCACAGTTTCCGTGCCTCTTCAACGAACTACACATAGGATCCCAAACCCCCTATTGGAACCAAGCGAAAATAAATCTGGGTGAACAACCCATGGGTTTATTAGCGTTTTATTTCAATAACCAGTCATCAACTGGTCCAGGATATGACCTCAGAATCTATCGCTCTGCAAAGGACGATTGGGACTGTGGTTTCTTCCTTGGAGTACCACAAATGCTCGTGGCCGATTTAACAGTCGACCCTGACTACTTGATGAAACACACCCCCCCTGATTTTCCACGTTATCAGTATAAATCTAACCAGGCCTCACAAAATTTAATGGATACTCAAAAGATTCTCAGTGAATTTCGCAAAGCCCGTGGACTACGACCCCGTCTTGATTGTGTTGACGAGGGCGTCGATTAACACACAACTCTAGTAATAGGAGTGGTCCAAACCTAACGATCAACGATCATTTTACCAATTTTAGGAAATTGGGAATTGCTTGTACGCAGGTAATTCATGCTTGTATATAGTTTAAATGTTTTCTATGTTTTATCTTTTATTTTATTTACTCACATCAATTATCAAAGCTTATTTGCAAGAGTAGCTTCCCCTTTGGGGTTTCTCTTGCTGTTTACTCGCATATTCTCGTTGATTTTCAGTTTGTATCGCTATTTCAT